TGGCAACGCACCCCGGGGAAAAAATGGGGAAGAAGTTGAAGAAACGGCCCTTATTAGCAAAGCCAGCCAAGCCGCGTAAACGCTGATGGCCCTGCAACTGAAAGACATCGCTAAGGCTCTAGGGGTCACGCCTCAGTACATCGCAACGCTTGTTCGCAAGGGGATGCCCATCAGTAGCATCGAGGAAGCCAAGGCATGGCGTGATGCACAGGTAGACGGACGCGAGAAGCCCGCACCGAAGGCCAAGGTCACACCGGACTCGCTCGACGACGGCACGCTAAAAACTACAATTGAGCAGCATCGGCGTTTAGTCTCACAGGCTCAAGGCGTGTGGGAGGCTTCGATGGATCAGGGCGACAGCAACCAGGGCAAGTATCAAACGGCGTACAACGCATCGCTAAAAACTTTGATGGCGCTAGAGGACGAGCAGAAGGTGCGACTGAAAGAGTCTCGTGACTTCGTTAAGCGCGAGGAAGCCGAGGAGGCTATGCGTCAGTTAATGGGCGAAGTGCTCGCGGTGCTCGACAAGCTCGGACTCGACTGTGCCGAGAAGTGCAACCCCGACAATCCGGCAATGGCGATTAAGGCTCTTGAGTCTTGGGTACGTTCAGCCCGCAACATTCTATCCAAAGATGAAACGCAAAAAGATGCCTAAGCCATCTCGACCATTTCGAGATAAGAAGCGTCGCATCTTGAAAAAAATAATCGAGAAAGAAACAAAGCATGGCTGACGCGTCGCTCATCGCATTAGGTCGCTCGGTGCTCCGTCCATCAGACACAGGTGACGTTGTGGATTGGATGGCGGCAAACGTGACGGCAATCCCCGGCTCACCGTTCAGCGGGCCGTATAACCCTGAGCGGTATCCTTGGGTAGCCGCGGCGCTACGGATCACCACCGACCCGAGCGTATCTCTCTGCCTTATCTTGGCATCTATCCAAAGCGGTAAGACGCTGACGCTAGGGCTAACGACTTGTCACATCGCAGCAAGGCAACCAGGGCCGACTTTAATTCTTCAAGACAACGACCAAAACGCTCGAGACTTTAATTTACTAACACTTCGACCTTTGTTTGATAATTGCCCCGCAGTAAAAGACCGACTCGTGCCCGAGTTAGACCGCAGTTCGACCATTCTCTTTGACCGCATGACCTGCTGGGTGTTAGGCGCGCATAACGATAAAAACTTACAGCGTCGTTCTATACGCTGGTTGATAGCAGACGAAGTATGGTTATGGCCAAAATCACACATGGCTGAGGCATCCGCACGTGTGACGGCTTTCGGTTGGATGGGCAAACGCATCTTTGCATCGCAGGGCGGTATCGCTGGCGACGACTTTGACTTGGCTTGGCAGTCCACGGATCGAAGGGATTGGCATTTTCGATGCCCGAAGTGCGACGCTCTCCAGCCGTGGGTATGGGAACAAGTACGCTTCCCCGAGGACGCCAAGTCTACTGCTGGCTGGGATAAATTAAAAGTAGCGAAGGGCACAACGTACGAGTGCATAAGTTGCCGCGAAAGATTACCGGATACCAACGGCACACGTATTACGGCAAATGAGCGTGGCGAGTTTATAGCGACAGGTGCTGCGTCGATTAGCGGGCACGTGGGCTTGCATTGGAATAGCCTCGCACAAATGAGCTGGGGCGAGTTAGGGGTAATGATGCTTGAGGCCTCTGAGGCGGCAGAGCAGTACGGTGACAATGCTCCGAGGCGTATCTTCAAACAGAAGCGGCTGGCGATGCCATGGAGCGAAGAAGGCGGCACGATGATTACCGACGCTAAGGCATCCGAGTACAAACTTGCCGACGCGTGGGATGACGAGGCCACGATTAACGCTCGCGGTAAATTGCAGGGAGTGGACAGCGAGAAGGCCGCTGGCTCAATACCTTTCCGAACGATGGGCATCGACGTACAGCGTGGTTGGTTTTGGGCGGTCATTCGCTCCTGGTCATTACGTGGCGAGTCTCGGATGCGCTACTTCGGCAAGGTTGACACTTGGCAGGAATTGGACGCGTTAGCCAAAGCCCATAACGTGAACAAGGGGCTGGTGATGGTGGACTCAGGCGACCAAACGCAGCTCGTTTATTCCGAAGCCTCGAAGCGTGATTGGAAAGTATCGAAGGGAAGCGGGCAGGAAGATTTCACGGTCAAGGGCGGGCGTCGCATTTACTCTGATCCGCAGAGAGTGGCAGTACCAGGAGCGGTGCGTGCGGCTCGTCTTATTATTTTTTCTGCAGTCTCACTTAAAGACATTCTGCACGGCTTGCGTATGCGTAAGTTGCACACCTTCCCGCTCGACGCACCGACTGAGTACGCTGAGCAAATGGATGCCGAGGTACGCGTGAGGGATAAGCGCACCGGCAAAGCGATGTGGATACTTCCGCAGGGTAAAAAGGATAATCACGCTCTCGACTGCGAAGTGCTGTCGATGCTTATCGCTATTCGCTGGGGCATAGTGGGTCGAGACAAGGCCGACGACACTTCAACAGAAACTTCCGAAGTAGATATCAAGTGACTCGACCCGCACTTTTCACCATTCACCATAGATAATGGCTTCCGGCATCTTCATCGGCTTAACAGAGTCTGACATCCTTGCTATCCGCGACAAGGCGGTAGCCATGTTCAAAGAAGGAAAGACCATTATGAGTTACAGCGATAGCGGCTCCAACGTGAGCAAGCAATTTGTGATGGCTCCTAAAGAAGTCCTAGCCGAGTGCCAGCATGCCCTCAAATTACTTGACCCTGATACCTACGGTGTTCGTTCGACAATTCTTCGCACCGACTACCGACGCTTCGACGGCTTTTAATTTATGGCACGTGCTCCTAAGAAATTAACTAAGCCAAAAGTAAGCAAGCCCTCGGAAGCCCCAAAGGCTAACGCGGCAGCCGGCTACGAAAGTACGCGGTACAATGGGCGTCGCTCATTCTTACTGCTCTCCCCAGCTCAGGATCAGAAGCGTGACCTAACTTATGGCGCACGTATTGAGATGCTCCGCAAGATGCGTTGGGGCGAAAGGAACAGTGGCCCTATTCGTGCGATGGTTGGCGACTTGGTGCTCTACACCGTGGGCGATGGTTTCTCAGCTCAGCCTTCGACTGCAGACTCCGATTGGAACGCTCAGGCGTTAGCATATTGGAATGATGTCACAAAACGTTTAGACATTACCGGACGCTTTTCGTTTAACGATTTGCTCCGCATTGCCGAACGTCGCTGGGTCGTCGATGGTGATTTCTTCCTAGCAAAAGTACGCAACGGTTCAGGCACTGCAAAGTTGCAAGGCATCGAGGCACACCGCGTCGCTAACCCAGCCCAAGGCGAACCACCCGCAGGAATGTGGGATGGTGTAATGACCGGAGCTTACGGAGAGGTAACTGCCTTTAACGTTATCCGTTCTGATGGCACGTCCCGCCAAATCTTAGCGAACAGCATGATGCAAATCTGCGACTCTGAGTTTGTCTCAGGCGTTCGTGGTCTGCCAATCATGCAACATTCTTGGAATGACCTCCAAGACTTAATGGAGATACTTGCTCTCGAAAAGAAAGCAGTCAAAGACCACGCCCACATTACTCGCGTACTGAAACGTAACGGTGGCGAGTTTGGTGACTTGGCTTCCGAGATTTCATCGAACCCTCAAGCAGCAAACGCTATCCAAAATGGTGGCGGTGGCGACTTCATCGCTCTTGAGCCTGGAGAAGATTTAGACCTAAAAGCAAGCCAACGCCCTAACACCAACTTCCTCGGATTTATCGGTGAAGTATTAGCCGACGCTCACCGTGGCGTAATGCCTGTTGAGTTTAACGACCCCAGCAAACTGACCTCGGCTGCGGTTCGTCTCATCGTCGCCAAGATGGATCGTGTGGCTTCCCGCCATCAAGGTATACTCATCGACAAAGTAGCGAACCCTACATGGGGCTACCTCATCGGTGACGCTATCGCAAATGGCGACCTTCCCGACAATCCCGAATGGAACAAAGTCTCCTGGACTACGCCTAAGCGCGTGACCGTGGACGCAGGCCGTGAGGCGGCAAACGACCGAGCCGATATAGAAATGGGTCTTATGTCCATGTCTGAATTATATTCACAGCGTGGAATGGACTTCCGCGAGGAGATGCAGAAACGTGCTCAAGACATGGCGTTCATCCGTGACCTCGCAGTCTCCTCGGGCGTTCCGTTCGAGCTACTTTATAAAATGACTAACGTTCAGCCGGGCACGACGACGGCTGGCACAACTCCTACTCCATAATTTTATGCGTTTCCTAACCAATGCTCTCTCAGGCCGTGAGGCTTTACTCATCGACCCTGCCAAGGCTACGGATCACAAAAAGGCTGCCGAGGCTGCGGGCTTTACCGACATGGTAGCCGCACTATTCGGCTCTGCCCCTAAGCCTTACAAGGCTGGATCAGTCGGTATCATTCCTCTGCAAGGTGTCATCGGTAAGTCTCTTTCGCCTTTAGATAAAATGACAGGTGCAGTAGACTTGAACGACTTTGCAAATGCTCTCCACGATTACGAGGAGGACGAAGAAGTTAAGACCATCCTAATCGACATTTCTTCCCCTGGTGGTACGGTCACAGGCGTTGAGGAAGTCGGAATGATGTTGGCACAATCGAAGAAAGCCACGGTCTCCTTTACTGATACCGAGATGGCTTCGGCTGCATATTGGATTGGCTCACAAGCCGACCGAGTAGTCGCTACCCCTTCGGCAACGGTTGGTTCAATCGGTGTTTATATGGCTTTTGCTGACGTGTCCAAGGCTTACGAGTCTATGGGCGTGAAGATGGAAGTTATTAAATCGGGAACTTTGAAAGGTGCAGGCATCGAAGGCACATCGCTCTCCGAAGGCCAACGGGCAGATCTGCAAGAACAAGTGAACGCAATCCATGCAGACTTCCGTTCCGCGGTTAAGGCTAAGCGCTCAAGCGTGTCCGACTCCGACATGGAAGGCCAAGTATTCTCCGGCAAGGTTGCCGCATCAAAGGGACTAGTCACAGGTCTCACAACTTCCTTCAATCAACTCTTAGGAGAGTTAAACGGTAAGGCCGTGGCTCGCACGTTCAAACCTAAGGCTAAATAATTTTGCCATCTTTACCAAGAGTATAACATGAAGCCAACAATCGAAGAATTACTCGCAGTCGCTGAAGCCAGCGTCGTCGCAGTCACTACCGAGCGTGACGAAATCCGCGTCAGCTTTGAAAAGTTAGCATCCGAACAGGTTGCTGCTCTCGAAGGCGCTAAGACTGACATTGTCGCTAAAGATGCCAAGCTCGCAGAATTGACTGTCGCCATCGACGGACTCACTGCTGAGAAGGCCGAGCTGATTGCTCGCATCGCTTCACTCGAAGGCAACGCAGTTTCCGCATCAGTCGAAGCCGCTAAGGTTTGTGCTTCGGTTGGCGTGAACCCTGTCGAGTCGTCCCCTGAGACTACCGACGCTCCTAAACTTTCCTTAGTCGAACAGTATCTTTCCCTCCAGGGTGCAGAACGTTCGGCATTCTTCGCTAAGCACGGTGCTGCCATCAAGGCCGCCCTTCGCTGAGCAATCTTTTTTCCCCACATATTATCCTAACCCATGGCTAACTCCATCCAAGCCGCTCCCTCTGTCTTAGCTGACAGCGTGATCGCATCCCTCAAAAACAAGCTGCCGGTCCTCAACGGCTTCAGCTCAGTTTTCTCCTCACAAGTCTCCGGACAAGGTTTGACAATCCAAGTGCCCCTCATCGGCACTTCGACTGCAACTGAGTTCTCGACAGGTGGCTACCTCACACAGGACGACGCAACAGTCACTAAGGCTGACGTCACCCTGAAACATTACAAGGTATCGACTCGCGTCACTCCTTTGAACATCCGCGACTACGGCATGAGCTTCTTCCAGAACTTCGCTGCTACCGCTTCGAACGCTCTCGCTGAAAAGTGCATGGCTGACATCGCTGCCCTCATCGTGAACAGTAACTACTCCGCATCGACAACCACAGGTGCAGACTTCAGCTACGACGAAGCAGTTGCTGGTCAAAAGACCCTCGACGACGCTAAGGCAGCTAACCCACGTGCCCTCATCGTAAACAGCAAGTATCTCGCTGACCTTCGCTCTGACTCCAAGATTGTCGCCGCTAACGGCCTCGGTGCTAACGTCATCAGCTCTGGTGCAATCGGTACGCTCGCTGGTGCAGGTGTTTATCAGTGGAGCAACCTCCCTACCAACAGCGAAAACCTCGCAGGCTTCTCATGTGGTGCAGACGCAATCGCAGTAGCGACCGCTCTCCCTCTGACTGAAATCCCTGGCTTCGATGTCGCTGTCGGTACCGACGCTGACACAGGTCTCTCGGTTCAGATCATCATGGGTCAAGAGCAGTCCGGCTTCTACAACATCACCGCAACTCTGTTGTTCGGTTGTGCTGTCGGTCGCGCGACTTCCCTCGTCCGTTTCAAGACTGCCTAATCAGTCTTAGATAGACTTCAATCGGGCCTCCTTTAATCGGGAGGCCTTTTTGTTTGTCAGAATTACCACAAGTGATGTTACAGGCTGATTTAATTGCAGACGCTAAGGAAATAGTCGGCGACATGGCCGACCTCGCTCAGACGTGGACGACTACGGCTGGGACGACTTCATGGCAGGTGCTAATCGGGCAACCGATGATTAGCCAGGACTTAACTGTTGGCGGTTACATCGAGCGCGTATCTTTCGAGGTTCGCATCGTGGCGGCCTCGGCATCGTGGACTACTTCTTATAACGTGGCTTGTGCGGCTGGGTTGGCATCGGGCCTTATCCCTAGCACGCTAGCCATCGGGCAAACGCTCGTCGCTACGGAGCAAAATAACCGCAAGTACCGTATCGAGGCATCCGGCTACAAGCCCGGTTCGGCTTGGGTCGTGTTGCAGGTACGAGCTGAGGATAGCCGCTAATGGCTGACATCGGCATAAGAATAAATAATGCCAAGGCGTTTCGGTTGGCTGAGAAGAATAAAGACTTTCAACGTTTCTTAGGCGAGTTACAGCATGAGATGTTGAAGCAGGAAGCCGCTTTAGGCGCTCGTGCCTTTATTAAGTTTTCGCCACCTATCCCGCTTGGCGGTGGCCCTGGTGATAAAAGCCCTGCGTATAAGCAAGGCGAGATAGCAGTCGAAAGAGACATCCGCTCAATAGTTGCCCCACGTAGCGCAACCTTAGCATCCTCGGTTAATGACCTCTACGGATCTAGGTCTGACTTTGAAGAATGGAAAGCAAAGCGACTTACGAAAAACAGCGGAAGCATAATTGAAGCAATTCATTCAGATACCAATCTTGAGCGCGCATATAAAATGGCTCAAAACCTATTCGGCAAATCTACCGGAGGAAGAATACTAGGAGACATTTCCGAGATAGCAGATTTGCATAAAAAAGAACGAATGCTTTACCGCGGGCGTATTACTCGCAACCGTGGGCCTTCGTCTGACATTAAGCGTAAGCCCTATTTTGCCGAACCACGTCAGATTAATAAATATATAACCAACATCAAAAAACACGTTGGTTACCTGCAAAGCGGTTGGCTCAGAGTAATAAATAAAATCGGTACTGTTAAACTTAGAGGTCAATACCTGTCTAGCGGTACTAAGGGCGTATCATCACGTCTTTATAAATTAACAGGTGACGGAAATATAAGAATGACCACAGGCTCGAGGGGTTTTGTATTTAACATTAATGCAACGGCTACTATTTCAAACCCTGTTGGTAACATTAACAACGTAGCCGACGAAGCTCGAGTTAAGGACAAGGTAATACAGTACCGCTTAAACCAACTTGCCTCTAGGCCTTACAATCGGTTTTTATCAAACGCAATAAGTCGCTACAACTCAGGAGCACTTAACGTATAATTTATGGCAAATCGTTCAATCCGTGAAGTAGTCGAGTCTCCCATTGCAGCTCATGTGGCGGCACAGGCAGGCTTAACAGGCGTGCAAATCCTCAAAGGCATTGCAGTCGATATCCAGGACTTACCGCTGATTGTGGTATCCTGCGAGTCGGTTGGCCCGATGTCGGGCATCGCTCAGGTGCTCGGTAACTATTCCTGCCAAGTGCAGATTGGGGTGTTTACGTCGGCAGACGAGGCAACGGCCCTGACCGTCCACCGCGTCAGATCTGCTTTGGTAGACTCAGCCATGCAGGACATTACCGGCATCAAGGCGGCATTTGCAACTGAGGCAGACGCAACTTGCTACACGGCTACCTTTCAATCTTTTGAGGACTCCAAGGGCGACAGGGCTTTAGGCACTACAATCACTTATCAAGTCGATGTAGTATTTGCCGCGGTTTAATTTTGCTTCGCTTTCCATAGGTATATGGCAACCGTTGTTAAAGGCACAGCTCACATCTTCGGCATCGCAGGTACAGTCACCGGGCTGACCGTTCAATCCTACACAGTTTCCAAGTCGTTTGCTAACGCTGACGAAGTGGTAAACGCTGGTGGTACTGTCATCGCTGTCCGTCTATCAGACGAGCGCACATCGCTCAGCGTCGAGGGCTTAGTCCCTACGTCCTACTCGGCTGCCATCGGTGACGCATTATCTTTCACAGGTAACGGTATTGCATTCTCGGGTTTCATTACGCAAATCGAAGAACGAGGCGAAGCGAAAGGCTTCATGCGTATCTCGGTGACAGGTATCGACTACGAAGGTATCTAATTAGCATAAGTTAATCACGAAGGTAAGGCTCCCTACGGGGGGCCTTCTTTTTGGGGTCGTGCTTGACTTGTAAGACCATTTGATGGTTTACCCTTGTCCTACCCTGTATCTATGGACAAACGCTTTCTGAGGGCATTCTTGACCCCTTCCTCGACCACTATCGAGGGATACACTCTGTACCCTTGGTGCTTAAAGCATCGGATATGGCTATCGGCTATCGAAAGCCCCTTCGTATCCGAGGACATAGAGATAACCGTCCCGAGCCTTATCATCGCGTTAAAGGCGTGCTCTGAGCAACCCTTTGGTAAGCCTACGTGGCATGACAAGTGGATCGGGTTCAGACTGACGCGTGACCCTGAAAGGTTTAAGGCGGCCTGCAAGTCGCTCATCGCCCACATGGATACCTCCGAGGTATGGCCTAAGTTTTACGAGAAGAAGAACGAGAGCGGTAGCGGAAGCCCTGGTACAGTCCCTTGGCAACTTGGCATCCTAGCCAACCTAGTACGCAATGGCATTAACTATGCCGACGCTATGCAAATGCCGGAGAGCAAGGCCATATGGTTTTCGACTATATTCTCAATTCACGCAGGGGCAAAGTTGGACATCTTGAGCACCGACGATGAAGAGCTCATTGACTCCCTGCCAAAGGTAGAACGTCCAACGGACACCAAACCTAACTAAATATGGCAGGCCAATCTCTCGAGTTTACAATCAGCGCAAGCGACCAAGCCAGCAAGGTCGTTACCTCAGTACAAAAGAAAATTGATAACTTTGGTAAGGACGTTGGCAGAAGTATTGCCGGGGTGCTAGGCCCGATGGCTTTAGTCGGTTTTGCAGTTTCCAAGGTTACCGAATACCTCGCAGAGATGGAGAAGAAAGCGAAGGAGGCTTTTGACTTTGGAGCAGGCTTGTCGGATGCCGCGGCTAAGCTCGGTGTCACAGTTGAACAGTTCCAACAGATTACAAAAGCCGCCGCAGCAACAGGCGAGTCGTTAGATAATGTTGCCACAGCTTATAAAGCATCAACAAAGTTTCTTGCAGACGTAAAAAGTGGAAACCTAGAAGCACTTGAAACATTTGAAGGACTTGGATTTAGCATATCCAATTTAGAAAAAATTAAGCCTGAAGATGTCTTAGCAAGGTTATCACAAGTAATGCTTACTGCTACTGATCCTACTCAGAAGATGGCAATCGCAATGACCGTTTTAGGAGAAAGTGCAAAAAATCTACAAGGGACACTTGCCAAGGGGTTTAACATTGCCGCTGCTTTTGAGGGTGGAGGTCTCATATCTGACGAAGATGCTGCTTTGCTAGCAGAGTCTAAAGCCGCCAAAAAGAAATTAGAATTAGAAGAACAAGTCGCTCAAGTAAAAGAACAAGCGCGTGAAGCATTTAGTAAGACTGAGGAAGGTAGAGCATTTATTAACAAAAATACTAAAATAACTTCGGGCGGTTCGCAGGGCTTTGTATTCAAAACGGAAACTGCAAGCGACGAACAATTAGACGCAGAAATAAAACGTATCGGTAAAAAGAAAAAAGAAGATGCTGAACGAGCGGCAGCCATAGCCGCAGCTGATGCTCAATCCATCGAACGTGCAAAAACTTTGCTCGACATAGACTTACAAAGAAAAAAAGCAGCCGAAGATAAAGCCGCCGCAGATAAGGCCGCAGGCAAAGAACCCCCAGCTCCTAAAGCAGAGAAAGCACCACCCGCTCCAAAGGCCGCCAAAGACCAAACACAGTTACCCGGTGAGATGTCTCGCGCCATTAACGTCTCGTCTCTCCGTGAGATCGGTGGCGGGATGGCTGGCGAAGTTGCTGTCTCCGAAGAGCAGTACAAGCAGAACCAATTAGAGTTACTGCGTGAAGCCGTTAAACAGTTAGAAGCACTTAATGGAAAGAATGGTGGAGTAGACTTTACTAAAGGTAGAGATGTGGCTCCATTTAACCCAATTAAAAACGTAGCATAACATGGCAAACACTTACAAAACCAAAGGTAGTTTCTCTTCCGAAATACAACCAGGATGGACTATTGAGGACGATGGCTTTGGCCTTCTGACTTCCCGCGTCGTGTACATTAACGATAGCGACAAGGCCACCGGAGGCCCTGCAAAACTTTCGGCACATCCTTACAATGAAAGGCTACAATGCCACAAGGTCAGTTACACGATTAACAGCGCCAAACGTTCCGTAGCGACTGCCGACTATGTAGGTATCTCAAGCGGCAGTTATACCCCAATCGACTTTCGTGCAGATTACAGCTCAGCAAGTTTGTCCATCGGATCACACCCGGGCTTTAGCGTAAAAAAGTATAGTGCTACAAAAGCACTTATAGACTGTGGCTGGGCAAACGGAAAGTTTGATGAAACAAATGCCGACGCTATTGCTAACGGTTTAGTCGGTGTTAAGAATTACGTGGCTGGCGAGATGTCAGTCTCGGGCACGTTTTACACATCCTCGAAAGAGTGGTTGCAGAAGTGGGTCGATGGAGTTGGTAAAACGATTGATGCCCTGCCAGGAGATAGCGGCGTAGTGCTGCCATCTAAGTTCGAGCCAATCTCTGCTAAGCATACTAAGAAAGGTTTACTGACCAACGTTTCATACGAGCAGTACGCCCACCTATATAAAGTTTCCTTTACCGTACGCGTTGCGACAGGTATGTGGAATACCGCAATCTACGACGCGGCCTCGACGACCTAACCATGAAGCTCTTAAACGGTACAGGGTATACAATGCACCAAGGGCCTGACGGCTTTTACTTGGACATCGATTTTCCAGAAGCAGAACCAATTACGCATCCATTTAAGGTTAGAGTAAGCAAAGGTACATCCGGCTACGAGGCTTACATTTTACCCGGTACAGTTAATAATTTAGTTCCTAAGATTAGCAGCACTCAGCTCGACGCTGATACAGCGCCTAAGCTTACTTTATCCTCTGGGAAAAATCTTATTTGTCTAAAGGTTACTTACACTACCGCTACCTTCTTTCCTGAAACCTGCGAAGTTGTAGCACTCTCAAGCGATGCTGCTATGGCTCCAAGCAATACTTACGGATACCTTCAGCTTGCGTCTGTAAATGTAACAGGCTCGGGCGATACTCTTGCTGCTGTTGTTAATCAATACATCTTCAGTTCTCAGGTCGTCGTGCGCGCTAAGCCTGGATCTGCTACCGCTAATTGGGCATTCAGTTCACGGTGAACCTTTCACCCCGCCCAGCCGAAGTTTACGTTTGGAAAAATACCTCAACGTATTCTGAAGGCTCTATTGTTTGGTATAACGGTTGCTACTATAAATATAACAATACAGGCAGTTCGACTGCTGGTCAAAAACCGAACGAAGCCACGGCAACTTATACTGCAGAAGATACTAGCAGCACATACCCCTACACTACAGATACACGGACGATGCGTAGTTGGTTGTTGTTAGATCCACGTGATACGGAATTAGTATTTATAGATCCAAGTTACCCTAAAATGCCTTCTGGTGAAAATCGCTCATTGCGTGAGGTAGATAATATTTCAGCGGTTACAGCTGCTGTTCAACGCGGGCTTTTATCTTTAGCCAATCAACAACCTTTTCGGTCTGACCCTAATGACCCATTTAGTTTTACATGGCAGTATTATAACAGCCTGCCACAATACGACATAACCGGATATAATTTTACTAATGCTATGCAGGCTATAGACGGAAAGAAAAACTTTGAGCAGTCTTGGAGATTTTATGGAACATACGAAGGGGCTTCGACTAACTACGGAAATACTAATGATGGCTATAGTGCGGAGACTGCCGATCTAACTGTTGGTGGAGGTCTATCTTTATCTGCAGTTGCAAGAACCAATTTAGGCATCACCCCAGGAGCGCCATTTGCAGATAATCCAGGGGTGTTTGACGCCCTAATAGCTTATTATGCAACAAGCGACAATGGCCCATCTGGAAACGGTACATTACCATCAGTCGATTTAAGTTATGACATTACATTACCACAGATGCTAACGCCAATAGAATTGGTTTCAACTGCTGGATGGTTTGGTCAAACAATATCTTATCGAGGGTATGCTATTTATTTTGATACTGTGACAGTAACATTCCCACCAACTTATATTGGAGGCTCGACTTATACTCAAGAACACCGCGCAGGTGGAACATTGGTTTACATATCAGGCGATGGAATTACGACTCCTATGATATATGAATGGCAAGGCCCATATACTGCTGCCTACGTCGAGTTCTTTAATGCTGGCACGATGACCATTGCAGACCTTGCAGATAAATATAACGAGCTTGTTTCTGCTGGTGGCACTCGGGCTGTTACTGCATCAGGCACATACGCATACACGGCTACAACTAGATACCTGATAACATGGGGCTACGTGTACGACACGCTTTCTCCCGGTCTTGCAAGCGCCTAAACTCTCCACTTTGACTTTCCTCCACAAGTAGAATGTCCCTCATTGTTACACAGAAGTTGTATATCGACGTAGATTTAGGCATCGCTTACGCACGCTTTAACGACTTTAGCCTACTGCCGACCCCTACGGTTTACGCGGGAGACACTGCCAAGCTAGAGTTATACTTGGTTCGCACTAGCCGTAATAACTTCTTCCCGATGGAGACTGTCGCCTTCACCACGGCCAACATCACTGCGGCAATCGGTACACCAGGGGGAACCCCAGCGGCCTCCGGCACGACTTGGGCGGCAATCGCTACCCCTGCGGCTACTTACTCGGCGCCTGTTTTAACTATCCCTAGTGCGGCAGTCAGCGGGTACTTTACGCTAACCCTTACTAACACTTCGCCCTCCCTTACCGCTACGACAGGCACAATCTCGCTTACCGCGTCGGCGGCTGACATCGAGTTAGCCATCGAGACTGCGGTCAATGCTCAATCGGGTTGGTCTGCCGCGGCTGCCATCATTACGCAGACAGGTGCAGGCAAGTTCACGGTGACAGTCTCAGCTACTAACACAGCCACGGTCTATGCTCTTACCGTTGCGGTTACATCGTCGCTTCTAGGTGTACCAGGATACGACGGCTCAATCGCTCTGACAGGTTCAGGCGTTACCACGCTCCTCGGCTCGGCAACCGAAGTGACCACGACCCTCGAGGTGCAACTTAACACAGGCGTAGGGTATCAGACCTATCTGCAAATCCCTTGCACGTTACGCGCGCAAGTTACCAACCCATAATCTAACGCCATGTCCGACTTTACTTTCAAGCGCGGTTCCTCTTTCTCTGCTACGGTGACTTATACGCCAGCAGCGGGCGGCCTCGCTAACCTTATCGGTGCGACGATTACTTCCTCGATTAAGGATGCCAACGGTGTGACGGACGACCTAGCCGTATCGCTGAACGGTGCGGGGTTGGTGATCACCACGACCCGAGACGAGTTGTATACCGCAGATTGGCATACAGGCGAAGCGCGCTGGGACATCCGGGTAAGCATTAGCGGTACGGTATTCTATTCAGAGACAATCGAGTTTCTTATCATCCCTGAAATTACAAAGGCTTAATCGATGTCCGCTTCATTCTCCATCACCATTCAAGGTAAGGGGACTTTTACGGCTTCGATAGCAGACCCCGAAGCGAGCGTAACAGTCGGCACGAACACGCCTGCAAGTTTTACGGCAGCGGTTGCCCCTGTTGGCCCTGCGGGTGCGGCGGGTGCTACCGGAGCGACAGGTGCTACCGGAGCGACAGGTGCGACAGGTGCATCAGGCGTTATTGCG